TACGGTTGCGGAGTTGTACACTACGCCATTCCTCCCATCAAGGGACACATGTACTTCTGTATTGGGGATCCAGGTTCGGATAACGCCCCTGGTCGTAACGCTCCCTGTATTGGTGTTTGGGACGTTACAGGCTTTCCCCAAGAGCCTATGGTACTCACCGCTTTCTGGTGGGGAAACGGCTTTGGGCAGATATCGCCCTTCGTTGACAAGCTTCTAGAGTTACGTACTACCTATGACGCTATCTTTACAGCCATCGATAGTACTGGCCCTCAAAAGATGTTTGCCGAGTTGCTCAATATACAGAACTTTGACCCAGACGCATCATTAGATGCTCCGGGGTTTCAGTCTATTGCGGGACTAGACTTTAGTGGTGCTCGTAAACCAGCGTATCTCGTAGCAGCAAGACTTACTATCGAGAGTGCTAAGATTGCGTGGCCGAAAACTCTGATTGGCATTCGCGCCCAACTTGCCAATTACGATCCCATGAAAGACAGAGCGGGACAGCCAAAGATACCTCAGGACATCGTAGCCATGTTATCGATGTCGTGTTGGGCAGCAAGGATATATTTTAATGCGGACCTTCCTGACGAAACTGCTGAAGACCTTGTTACGGTGGGTGCAGCCATCCGAGGAGGCCAGCGAGCCCAAAGAGAAGCCTCTGACGACCGTGCCAAAAGATCCAGATAAACAAATTGTTCAAAGAAGTGCAAACAGAAACCAACGTTATTTGCGTTATTAGGCCTTGACGTAAACAAAGATACAACGTATAATTAGATAGTTGTCCGGAGGATTAATGCTCTTAAAACCAGTAATGCCACCAGAACTAATGGGTGATTCGCTCTCATCTGCGCTATTCAATATGTCACCCGTACAATTTAGCTTGAAGGATATCGAAGAGTTTCCGTATAGTGAATTTACGGAACTTCAATCTATCTATGATGAGTTGGACCAATGGTACACTGGGTACGCCTTAAACGATACGCAAACTCAGGGTAACACAGAAGTAGAGATTTATCCACTACATCTTAATCCTATACGCTCCGCACTTATGAAGCATGTGTATACGCTATTTGGAGAAATTCCAGATAACGCATATGGATCTCTGGTGCAGCCAAAGGTTATGATCAGAAATGGCAGGCCGAACGCAGAGCAGGCCCAAAAGATAGAAGACTTTCTCATGGATGTATTCGCTGATAATGGCGGAGCGTCTATGCAGCAAGAGAACGCCATTCTATCCCAAGTATTTGGTGGATGCATCTTTAAGGTTAGCTGGCTCCCCGATTTACCAGATCCAACCTCTGGTAAAATAGGTCTCGAAAAGATTCTACCAGAAGAGTTTATGTGTATTCCTTATATGAATAACTTTTGGAGGCTGCGAAAGGCGTGGGTAGTTAGACCAATCGATGGATATACTGCAGAGCAATTTGGCGTAGCGCTTCCCGGCGGAGTAACTACTGGCTGGTACATCGAAACCTGGACCGAAGACCACTACACCATTACTATTAACAGGGAGCCTATTCAGCAACAGTTTGGGGATACTCTGTATAAGCTGGAGGGAAAAAACCCCTTTGGATTTGTACCATTCGTGTATATTCCACATGAAAGGGCGACGAGCTTCTGGGGCACAAGTGTTATTACAGAGGCCGTGAAAGGCATCACTCGGGAGAAGAATCTCCGTGTTGCTGATGCTGGTGACGCCACAAGTGATGAGAGCCACTCATTACTTGTTATGAGAAATGTCCGTGGGTCTCCTACACTGCGTAAAATCGGAACCCATATCCGAGTTATCGATATCGGATCAGGACAAAATATTACCGGACAGACAGAGCCAGACCTATTCTCTGTTCGGAGAGAATCATTATCTCAGTCCATGCTTGTGCTTACAAGCGATCTCCACAAAGAGTTCAGACGCGAGGTATATGTTCCTGCAGTAGCAGATGGCGAGGACGAAGGATCCCAGAGATCTGGAGCCACTCTCGCTAATCGTATGTGGCCCCTTGTAAGCCATACAAAGGGTGAACGTGTTCACTGGTCTACTGGAATTAGTATTCTATTTAAGATGATACTTAGTATGGCGTATATTAAAAAGGTAGGCGGAATATCCGTAGAGGATCTTAGCCTTAAGATACGTTGTAAATGGTACTCATCTCTTCCGAGAGACAGGGAGCAATTGGCAGCGGAGCTTACTACTCGCGCTGCACAAAAACTTGGTTCTGTTGAGCATCTTACTGATATGTTTGGTGACGTAGATGATCTCGAGGCCGATATGAAGAAGCGCAAGGACTGGATGATGTATGAGGCGGAAGTCGCAAAGGCAGGAACGCCAGACCCAGTTCAGCCATCTTCACAACCATCCGGTTCCGGTGCCGGAAAAGATACAAGCATCAAGTCGAGTAAAGACTAACGGAGGTATATATGGCCAAAGTTACTGCTGAAGATCGCGAAAAGCACGCCGCAGTTAGCGGTGGGAGATTTCCTGTAACTAATAAGGCTCAGGCCGCATCTGCTCTAAAGCTACGTGGCCACACTAAAAACAAAGCCGAAAGGCGTGCGGTTATCCGTGCCGCAGCCAAATACCTCCCGGAGGCGGCTCGTAAAGCTTTAGAAGCGGACAGAAAGGCTGGCTTACTTTAATGGCTTATACTTATAAATGCACTGCGCTTGCAGAGGTTGATAGTGGCACTACTGTAATCTTACAGGAAACCGTCACCGAGACTCTTCAGGCTATGACTGTTTTTAATCATGTTATTCTCAATCAGGCCATGGATACAGCCAAGGCGGTTATCGACCTTGGATCTGTTACAACGGCCAAACTTCTAATGATTTCATCTGATACCGCTATCACTATTTATATCAATGATAGCAATGATGGATTTGTGGGAACATTATTCCTGTTTCAGGACTGTGCTATCACTAAATTAGAAATATCAACCCAGGTTGCTCTCGCCGCATCGATGAAAATCGTTGCCGCGATGTAACAAATACTAAAGAAAAAAAGGAGAACTTTTTATCATGACCGATCAAATCCCCGCTGCAGGAGACACCACTGTAACTACTGGCACCGCCACAGTTACACCTGGAGCCCTACCAGAAGACCCGATCAAAAAAGCCCAAGCCGAGACTGCGGAATGGCAGAAACGTTTCGGCGGATTGCAGGGTAAATACCAGCAAGAGCAAGAGAAATGGGCTCAAACTGCCGCAAAGCTCATCGAAATTGATGAGGCCAACAAAAAGTTAATTGGTGAATACGAAGCCCTAAAGACTGCGCATGCAACAATTGACGAAGAAAAGGACACATACTTGACCGAACTAGAGACGACCAAGGCACAACTTGATCGTGTATCTATCATAACCCATGAGTTCCCGCAATTAGTACCCCTGCTTGGGCTTAAACCTGAAGAGGACGCTCTGCCAGACGGTACAGGCGACGAACTACGTGGTAAGCTGAAGACTCTTGCGGAAAAGATCGAGTCCATTAAAAAGGGTGCAGTTGATTCTAATGTCTCTGGCGCCTCTCCCGCAAATCCCCCAGCCTCCATTAAGGGGTCGGAAGGATTGCTACATCAAGCTCTCACTGCTATGCGCGAGGGACGTATGGATGAGTATAATAAACTGTACACTCAATATATTGAAACTTCATCCCCTAAAGGAGGATAAACTATGGCTACTTACGAAAGTCGTAAAGTAGGCCCTAATGAGTTTTCGTTCGTTAGTTTCCCGTTGCAAGTTCAGGCGGTAGACTATACTTATGAGGACCTTGAAGGCGATTCCGTCTCGAAACTTAAGATGATTAAGGTGCCCGTCGAGGCCGGAATTTTAGTAGCTGGTGTCATGCATCTTGTTGTAGATGCTTTCACTGGTGGAACTGCCGATAACATCGTGATCGGTGATAGCGGTGGAACAGAACTATTTTCTGGTGGAACTAATGTTGCTCCAGTTGATGGTGATGTAGTCCCGATGACTTCGGGAAAATACTACGCAACCACAGATTACATCTCGGTTGGTCACAACAAACGTACCGCAGGTGAAGGCAGCTTATTCATCTTCTACATCGACAAGCGCACCAATTGGCGCACTGTTGGTCAATTCTAGGCCCAGGAGAATATAAACAATGAGTACATTTGAAACCTACTACGATATAAATCCTGTCGCCGTAATCGATCAGAACAAGTGGGACTTGAAGATGCCAGAAGTGGCAATGCAGTTCCGCAATCAACCCGTGGTATACACTCCACTTATTGATTACAATGACGACACGCAGCGCACAGGTGCCGAAACCACGACTTACACCGAAATGATCGAAGGTGATGTTGATGTAGCGGAGATCCCGCTCACAGCCAACTACATCGACGCTCCATTGAACGTCGACAGCCGTGCACGCCAACTCGCTGTAAAGCGATATGGCGATAAAGTCCAGTTACACGAATCCAGCAATATCTTCCAGCAATGGCAGATGAGCGGTGGACGTGACTGGCGACCACTACTGCGGGGCCTCTTGGGGCAATCCGTGGTAAAGAAAATGGAAATGCTCGCACGTAACTCTTTCCTTAATGGCCCGAAGGCCCACTGGACGTATGCCGATGGCGGTGGTTCACCCACTGATATTGGTAGCATTACCTCTGCGGATACCTTCAACATGGAAATGGTGAACGCTTGGAACCTCCGGTTGGGAAACACTGGTTCTCCAGTAGTTCCTGGTGATATGGCCTCTGCAAAGATTGCCATCATACCCCCAGGTGTTGTGTACGATTTCATGGCCAGCATCGCTGCAGCTTCCTCGAACGAAGCGTCAATGTGGCGTGATGCCCAGCTATACTCTGGCAAGGAAATCCGTTACGAGCTTGGTTCTTTCAAGAACATCCGTTTCGTTCAGCACCCTAATGACAAGTATGGTCTAAACAACGCCGTGTTGTACAACACTGGCGCCATCACTTTTCAGTATGGTGTAACCACAGTTATTAATGCTGGTGATGGCTCTCCCGATCCCGAGACGACCAAAGTTGATGAAACTTGGTACGTTGGCCAGAAGGACGTAAACCATCTTATCCAGTTAGAGAACTTTGGTGCTAACGATTTCGCCATTGGCGATATCGTGACGATCCATACCGTTCGTACCTCTGCTCTTGGGGTTACCAATGGCGTGAATCCTGTCGCTGTAAAGAACTCCGTTCGTAAGATCGTGGCTCTCGATGCTGCTGCAAATACGCTGTCATTCGACCGTCCATTGTCCTTTGCGTACACCGCTCCCTTTGTTGCTACCCCTGTCTCTGGTGCTGCAGGCACTTACTATGCCTTCGTAACCAAAGCCCGACACATCGGCTTCGTGCTGGTTCTCGGTTCTCGTGGTGGCATCATGGCTTCGGTTGCTCGTCCGATCAAGTTCTACGAACCAAAACCAATCGATGATTTCGACAGCGTATGGCGCTATGTTTGGGATATTATCCAGGGCTACAACATCTGGGAACCAAACTTGTTCGAGTGCCACTTCTGTGCTCTAACCCTGCCGACAGTCGGTGGACTGATCACTCCGTAAGGGAGCATTATGGCGACAACACTTGGTGAGCTCAAGTCGATAGTAATACGCCTTCTCGCGGACGAGGTAGATCCTGATGTTACTGATACAGTAACAGGCAAGGTCACTCCTGCTCTGCTGCTCAAGGATAGCATTCGAGCCGGGCTCAAGGCAATCCTGCCTTGGGCCTGGAAGTCCAAAACCGCTACTATCGCGTCGGCTACAGAGGTTCTTGAACTACCCTCTGACATCTATAGGATAGAGGGTGTATACGACGAGGATGGCGAAGCATATCTCAACGAGCTTGTTATGTCGGCGGGATATGCGAGGGCTAGTGATTCTGGTAATGCTTGGCTTGAGTACCCGGATGGATATCTTACGTTCTTAACGGAGTTATCCGATGGGGGTACGCTTTACTATTCGGCTCAATGGGCAGAACCAACGCTCGATGAGGAAGTCATCGAGGCGCCTGCCACCTGTATTCCGGGTATTGCGTTCTACGCAGCTAGTTACTGTTTACTTCCAAAGGCTTTATCTACTGGAACTCTTGGTCAATACAAGATGAAAGTGGATAGTGGCGTTCCGACAGATAATCCTATTTTGGATATGTCGAATGCATTCATGAAGCGTTTCGAGCTAGAGATGTCACGCATCGCTGGCAAATCAAGAGGCGTAAAATCATGAGCCACATAGTCGACACTATATGCGACACGCTTGTTGCTAGGCTTCAATATGACCTTATTGATAGCCTTGGAACGAGTGACCTCGCTAGGGCAACCATTGTCAAAAAGGGCCGCTACCAGGATGATCCTGTTAGAGACTCTATCTTTCTGGCGGTCCAGGGTGGTAACCTGGAGAATCCAAACCAGTTAGATGGCATTGTTAGCTTAGGGAGTCATCCCAATATCGGATGGAGTATGCCTCCATACGAAGTGGGTGGAGCCGCCGCTTGGTGGAGAAAAGGAATCGTAAATATTGGCTGTTACTTCATTCAGGAACAGTATACTGAAGAGGTGGCCATGGAAGTGGCTTATACCGTTCTTGGAAGAACTGAGTACGCAATAGAAACCCTGAGTTTAGATGGCCTATCCCCAGACGACTGGGGAGAAGTCGCCTTCAAAATGTTCCTTGTAGGAACAAATTTCTTTATGTCCGGTGGGCCTCCCAAAACATATATTTGGCGAGGGAAAGTTCACTGGATGTGCCTGACACAAAAACCATAGGAGGTTTTTAATATGGCCGTAACTGCAATGGCAGGAATCGTCTCCTTCGGTCCACAACCCAATCTCGGCACTATCACTGCGTCATACTTTAAGCATCGTGTGACACAGATCGATCTCGCTCCGAATGACGACACCCGTCTGGGCGTTCCCGAAGTAGGTGGTATACCTGTACCTACATTTCCGTATAAAGCTGGCGTGCTCGTAAGTGGTGGCATGACCATGCAGCCTCGTCTAGAAAGCGTCTTCGGATGGCTTATCTACGCTGCTCTTGGCAAATGCGACACCGCAACGGTGGTTGAACTTGGAACCCCATTCGATCACGTCTTCCGTTTCAAAACTGATCCCTCGGACGTTCCGTTCATCAGTGTACGCAAGATGATCCCGAGAAAGAACGGTGGTGCTGACACGGATCTTGGTGAAGTCTTCAAAGATGTTAAGGTTACATCTTTGGCTATGACATTCCCCAATGATTCGCCCATCACTGCTCGTGTTGACATGCTTGGGCGTGAGTTTTCATTCGATCACGATCCCTCCGCATGGTCATACGAGAATAGCACTTTTGAGGATTACCCATCAATTCCAGTTGGTTGTGAAACCAATGGGTATCTGAAGCTGCCCGATTTTAATGGTGGCGCAGAACTTCCGGTGGTTGCCGCAACAGTAACATTCCAGAATATTCCTCTCGATCTACGGCAGGAGCGCATCTTTGGCTCTCCGTTCCTCGAGGATATCACGATTGTTATGCGCCAACTCACCTTTGATGTTCTTGTGAAGTGGAACGATCCAAAACTGTATGCAACTATCTTAACTGGTAGTGTAACTGGTACAGCGTGGACCGCTCAGCCTTACACTGGACGTCTGGAAGTGTTCATCAATTCTCCTAGTGTTATGCCTGGAGCATCGACCTCGCACTACTCCTTGAAGATCGAGGCAAGTGAATGTATGTTCGCTATGACTGAGGGCATTACCCTTGCTGGTAACCAAGCCGTTATGGCTCGGTTTACTGGTACGGCTCTTGCTCCCCCGAGTGGTGACTACTGCCGCTTCACTCTTCGCAATCAGACAGCTAGCTACGTCTGGCCGACCTAGTAACTAAGGTGGGAGGGATTTATAATGCCCTCCCACCCTTCGTTCCCATAATACATAAAGGAGGTCATATATGACCCCACGCACTTTTAAGGGTCCCGCCTTACAGGCCATTGATACATGGCGAATTAAACATGTAACGGAAGAGGACAATGCTGGAAATACTATACTAATTACTGTTCCAGATGATGAGGAGTGGCAGATACTCTCTGTCTACATTTCGTACACGTCTTCCGCGAATGTTGGCAATCGCAGAATCTCCTTTACCGCAAGTGATATCGGAGGGGCTGGTGTATATTATATGGAAGCTGGAGTACTCCAACCAGCTAGTCAGGCATACGGATATGTATTTGGATCTGGCGTGCCCCTTCAGGTAGTTCTTCCGACATCAAAAGTTCTCACCATCCCAATTCCAACCACGATTCTTGCACCAGAGCAATACATAGTTGGAACGGATACGGCGGCTATAGACGCTGCAACTGATGGCATCAGGATGGACGTACAATACGCATATCGCAAGATATAAGGAGATGCACCATGACACTAGATGAATTATCCATGAGACAGGCTATTCTCAAGCACTCCATCGCTATTATCAGCGAGCAAACTGACGATGAGCGCAGGCCAAGCGCCCTAGAATATTATCAGAAACAGCTTGCTGATATCGAGGCTCAAATTGCCTCCCAGAAACCACCTCCGATCATAGTAAGGCTTATGCCTGGAATTATTGGGGCACAAGCACACAAAATTGGTCGATAGGTGATCGAACTCAATATCGTTTAATTTAAGGAGGCCATTATGGCTGAAGGTGATTGCATTGTCTTAAATAACTTCAAGGAACAATTGATGTTAAAGACAATTGACCTAGTTAATGACGAGCTAAAGATAGCTCTGTATTCTGTTGCGCTTAATAGTGCCGATGGTTCCGCCCCGGCATATTCTGTCACAAATGAAATAGGCCCATCCGGTTATGCTGCCGGGGGAAAGGTTCTTGCTGGAAAAGTAGTCGCTCAGGATGACGCAAATGATAGGGCGTCTCTCGATGCCACAAGTCCAGTTTGGACGTATCTTGGCGCAGCTACCATTGCAGAGGCTCGTTTATACGATAATACCACAGGAACAAAATGGATTCTCATGTTATGGGCACTCTCCACCAATAGCAATGGCGCTGATTATACCCTAGACTTTGACGCCGATGGCGTTCTGTTGCTCGCGTAGGAGGCTATTATGGCAAGAGTATTTACCGAAGGCGCTGAGATGGGGGATACGTTATTCTGGGATGTCGTAACTGCCGCACAGGTGCATACAGCACAAAAAAGAACTGGTTCTTATTCTTATGGTGGCAATACTGGAAATACCGTACTCCAAAAAAATATCACAGCAATTAGCGAATTCTACTATCGATACGCCATTTACGAGTCGGCGTTTAACGATATTGTTTTATATTTTCGAAATAGCACTACTATACATGCTGGCATTACAACAAATAGCTCGAACAATAAAGTATATCTACAAGCTGGCGGGTCTGCAGGCGTAGCCTCTTCGACGCACTCTATACTCACTAATACATGGAATTTGTTTGAAGTATATGTGAAAGTCGCGGATTCTCCGAATGGAAGAGTAACAATTAAAATTAATGGGGTCACAGAAATAGACTATACAGGAGATGTCAAGAACGGCGCATCTACTACAGTCGATAATATATATTACAACGAAAATGGCGCTACTTGGTATATAGATGACTTGGCGCTAAATGATACGACTGGAGGAGTTGATGATAGTTGGTGTGGAGATGGTCATATTGTCAAGCTAGCCCCAGACGGAAATGGAGCCACCAGCGATTGGGATGGTAGCGACGGAAATAGTACCGACAACTATCTTTTGGTTGATGAGGTTCCAAGTGATGGTGATACCACGTATGTATCGACATCTACGTCTAGCGAGCAAGATCAGTATTCACTTTCTGCCTTTGATGGAACTGGCAAAGTTATATCCAGGATCTACGTGGAGGCGCGCGCAAAGAAGACAACAACGGATGCCGACACTTTAAAGCTCGGCGTACTACCGAGTGGTGGCTCTGACGAAATGTCGTCCGCGCTCAATCTGTCAACAAACTACTCTAGAATAGTCGGCCCTGACATGACTGTTAACCCAGACGATTCCGCTGCATGGGAGGATGCTGATCTAGATGCTCTGGAACTCGTAATCGAGAAGGGGTAATATTATGGGTGACATACGCGTCACTAACGCCTTCGTAATGGTAGAATATTCCAACGTTGCAGTTGATATCGTTACGAACACGGCTGTTATGGTTGAATATTCCCCAGTCGCTCAGGAATGGGTATCTAATGTCGCCGTTATGGCTGAGTGGTATATGCCGCCTATTACCGTACCATTGCAGTCTGGTGAAATTTCCACTAGTAGTCCTAGTCTTGATGTTGTTCCTGGTCCAGCAATTATCCCCCTTGCTCCCGGAATGATTTTGGCTAGTGGCCCCGTCCTCGGCGTTGTTCCTGGGCCCATGGTTATATCTCTCGTGTCTGGTATAATTACTGCATCCGGACCTCTCCTTGGTGTTGTTGCGCCAGACTTGCCGAGCGATCTCCCTAGTACTACTATTGTTGTCACTGGGGCATCTACTCTGGGTATCGGGATATAGTTGTGGTATAATATTAATGAGGTGTAAACATGGACTATGAATTAACTGAAGAACAGCAAGCTGCGCTCGACTACGAACTTGCGGCTCTGGACAATATCAAATCCGTAATCTTTAAAACGCATGTAAAGTTAAATAGCGTAGCGATGCAGACGAACCCGACAAAGGCCGATGAGCTTAGGGAGTTACTTTCAACGGCAGCAACATCGTTAGTGGAACTCAGGCACTTGCTCCAAGCCACCATCCTTAAATACGAGAAAAGGCTACGCGATTTAGATGTTCAGGCAAATCCAACGAGGCAGGCTTTTTTTCAAGGTCAAATTAGAGTAGTGCGGGTTGTACTAGACCTCATGCGATAGCTATAAAAGAAATACTCAAAGGAGAAATAATGTCTTTCAAGTTAAATCCACCAATAGAAAAATCATTTACGCTAGACAAGACCGATGCCCAATACGAAAGCAAGGGCACCATTGTAACTGTTAAGCAGGCCAGCCAGGGCGAACACAAGAAACGCTCCGATATTTATGCCAATCTGCTTACTCGTTTCCAAAGAAATTCAGATACAGTAGAAGTGGTTCAGAGATTCTCTCCTCCTGAGTTACAGGCTCTCGAAGTACGACTTACTATGACGGACTGTAACATATTAGGCGAAGACGACAAGCCCCTCTTTAAGTTTGCCAAGGATGCAAAGGGACGTTCCTATATCGAAGATGTTTCTGCTTTTCTTGCAGCATGGGAATCGTTACCAGCGGAGGTTTGCCAGGAGATCCACGATAAGGTTATAGAAGTGAATCCAACCTGGAACCAATCATTGGGGGAAGCGTCTTAGAGGGCCTCCTAGATGAACTCGTTAGTGGCATTGATGAATATCGAGGCGCACTAAACGAAGTGCGCCTCCACGCGAGATCTGCCAAGAACTTGCCGGAGAAACCGGAAGCCCTCATCCTCTACGAACAAACTAAAGAGTTAGGCATTCCCCTTGTAGAAGGTGGCATTGTCGATCAGCCGCATATTTGGATGGAGCAATATGCTATTTGCGCTATGCGTACCAAGATGTGGGACGCACTAGACGCTGCAGCACAACAGCCTACCAAGGAATAGCCAATGACAAACGACCCATTGTGGGACCCCCAAAAGAACGATCCAAACTACGACCCTCATGCTGGAAGCACCCTTACAAACTCCAGTGTATCTGATGCCGACTATGGTCCACTTAAGACTGGTTCTCTAAAGGATCTTCTTCGTGGACTTCGCACGTCTCTTGGCAAAGATTATGCCGTTCGTGTAGCAGACCAAATTACCGGAGAAAGCGCAGAGGGGCAGGAGCGTGCCTATGGAAGATTCGCTATTTCACATCGTGGTGGTCCCGAGATGGTTATTGATATGCGCACCCTTATGGAGCCGGGTGGCAAAAAGAAACTAGAGAGTGCCGTAACTGGCTCTCCAGTAGTTGCCATTCGTCAGGAGGGTCAGGTTGGCGAGGCCGCTGAGCGAACTTATGGTGGCAAGGCATATCGAGAGGAAGGAGCAACTCAATATAGAGTTGTCGATGCCGTCCAGGAAATAGCCGACATTATTCGTGGTGGACATAAACTCTACGAAGAAGAACCTGCACAATCTTCTGGAGCCAGAACGCCAACTACCGCTCTGTCTGCTATTATGGGTTCCGCCGAGACTGGTCGTGGCGGAGAGATGATGAAACGTATTAGGCAGGAATTTCATATCTCTTCTGCTGGTGGCTTGGCCTGGGGACAACAGCGCCCAACCTTTTACGAGGAACTATCGCGCAGAATATCTATTTATTGGGGGCCAGAAAAGGCCTACAAGGAACAGCAGCTACTCGAGCGCAGCCTTTCTGGTATACGCTACTACACGCAATCTCCAGTATACTACGATCCAGTGCATAAGGTTCTTCAGACATGGCCAGAGGCCAATGTTCGTAGGGGAGCCTTTGGCGAAGAGGAAGTACAACTTCCACGTATGGGAGAAAAGGGGCTTAAGACATTCAAACAACTTCCGTCATTATTCGAGTCGCGAGAAGAGGTCCATCCTGTCGTAGCCTCTTTTGATGAGGCTACTGGTAGGGTTATGCGTAAGAGAATGTCTGCTCCCACTCCAGATGATGTTCTTGGAACTGGCAGCGAGCGTACGGACAAACAGTATCCCTTTACTGGTAAGCCAGAATACTATGGAGAGCGCTTCGGACAACGTGGTGGGCTGTGGATGGATATCCGTGGCCAGAATGTTCTTGCGATGTCCACCATTGTTACCCAAACAGTTTCCGGTGCCGGAACATCATACGTTGCCAAGAACGCTATTCCACAAACCGATTCCGCTGGCAACAAGATTGGCTATGCATTTAGTGGTTCTCAGGTTGTCCCATTGCCATGGCAGACTCCGCAGGAAATGACGGAGGCACTCCGCCAGCAAACCAAAGAAGGTGGAGTAGCACTTGATCTCGAAGACGTGGTTGGAAGATCGTCTAAGGCAAATCGTCCGCAGGGCTTAAGAATAGGTTCTGTTACTGTCATGAAGGATGGCAAGCCAACTCAAAAGCCCTTGTATACAAAGGCAAAGCCATACGAAGCCCAGGTAGACGCCATTACACTGGTTGTGCCAAAATACTTTAATATGACGACCAATGAGTTCTCTCCCATCGTTCCATCTAATGCATCAGAGCAGGAACGTAAGGCATGGGTAGAGACTAGTAGTATGGATGCTGATTTCCGAAAGCTTATTGGCAAGGGACAGGCAAAGATTGAATACTCTGGAACAAATAGAATGTATTTGTCCCTTGCGACTAGTGGTTTCGTTGATTTGGGTCTCAAGCTTCGTGGTGTCAAGGAGTCTGCTACTCCTACTGGGCTTGAGGGATGGGAGGTATCTCTCCCAGGCGGTGGCGTGGCACGCGCCGCGTCGATTACCCAGGAAGTAAAGTCCGGTGGCGATTTATGGGTTGGAGCATGGGAGGCCCAACCATTTGAAAACAAGATGCGTATGCTCAGCATTGTCGATCCGGATCTCGAGCGTATTGTTCGTAAGGACGTTCAGAGTGGGCGTATTTCTGCGCAAAACCTTTCGCCACAATATATCGCCAATATGTACGCGTCTCTTCCCAGTCCACTTGGCCTTATTAAAGGCAAGAGGATGTACGAAACTCCACGGGAAATTATTGGAAAAGCCATCAAGACAATTCTGGATGAACAAGATCCAACCCAGAGACTTGCCAACTATCGTAGGTTTGGTATTTATAGTATCACAAATCCTAGCGAGCGCATGCAGACAGAAATTCTTACAAAGGAAGCTGTCGACCAGTTCAAGGCAACGTATCACGATAAAGAGGGAAATCTTGTCGATCCATCTACGGATAACATCAGATTCGAAGAGATGCCAGGAGGCCTATTCAGAGTAAGCACCCCTATACCAACTGGTAGTTATATCCTGCCGAAAGTTATTGGCGTGTCCGCGGAATGGCCTATGGGTGGCGGCAAGATACCCACACAGGCCGTCGCAAAATTTAATGCAGCATTTCCTGATACTGCTGCTGGCCCAGGACTCGCGAGTATCCTTGGTCTTTCTGGAAGCAAGGGTGTTCTTGGTGCTGGCGATCCAAGCAATAATGTAAAGGCATGGGTCGATCTTATTAAATCTGATAAGTATAGAAATCAGGCCCTTACTGGTACTACCTACAAAACCCCGAATACTTTAATGATCGACCAGAAGGTTGCTAGAGAAATAATGGCAGAGCTCGATATGACTCAATCCGATCTATCTGGCAAGGGGATTGGTGTTGAGCAAGTAAAGAAGCTGTCTGATATTCTCCAGAAAAAGGGCGGCAGCCTTACTGATATGCTCTACTTCAAGGGCACTGGCGCATATATGCCAACCACCAATGTTCCACAGTATCTCGATGAATACAATAAAGCCACTGGTGAAGCTACAACTGGTATGTCTGCCAGATATCTGTCTGCTGTTCTCGACTTATTAAATGCAGAAGTCTCTGGGAGAGCACAGGGTGGTTCTGCATATCGCAGATTTGTAAACTACCAGAGCGGTCTTATAGATAGAAGCAACAAGGCCAACAAGGTTCTTAGTACTATTCGTACTGGTGCTGCCATTTCGAGAAACTATAACATTCTCGATGAGCTAGCCCCAAACGAAGCGGTTATGTCTGATGCTCAACTCGAGGCACTTGCATGGCAACAGCCTGGAGTGGAGGTCGAAGAGGACGCCAAGAAGTTCATTGATAATGTAAAAAAGCGTGGATATCTTCCAGCGTTCTTTCATCGTATCCCATCTGTTGGTGGAGTTCATGCAGTAAAGATTCTTACCTCCGATCAATACAGAAAACAATATGGGGACAGGTACGATCCAAATGCCGATCTCACGAGTGCACAGGGAACTATATGGGTTAACCGATGGATGCATGAGTCTGGCATTGGCGACCGCGATATTGACAAGGCCCTTATTTGGTCTGGACTTATCACGCAAAAAGAAGCTGGTGTTCTCAAGGTTAAGGACTTGATCACTGCGACAAGCCAATGGCAAAAAGCTATGCGCAAGACTGGCGCAGAATATATCAAGGAGTTCAAGGAGGGTCTTGGTGACAATGAGGATCTTGTTCGGCAGTACTCTCATATTGGTCAGTACTATGCAGACTTTCACGAAGCCTACACTGAGGGATTTAAGCCTGGGAAGTCCGCCGACTTTGGATGGGTTCGCGCTGGTGTCCTAAATGATGTAGCGCAGATGTGGTCCGAAATTCGTGCGAGACGCGCCTCCTCGTACAATACAATTCGCCAGATGGAAGAAGCCGTTGCTGTTATGGGGATTACATCGGATGTTCTTACCAGGGCCCTTGGAGCTTATGGTATTCAGAACGTCCAGTCATCTCTTGAAGCCAACGAAGCCGCGTCCAGGGGCGATCCACTAGAAAAGTTCTTTCAAAGCCTAAAGGTAACTCTTGATGGCGGCAATAGGTACTCCATTGGTTTGCCAGCAGAGAGCGGTAAGATGCACTGGACTACAATTACGAATCCAGAAGAGAGTATGGGCGGTGATGTTACTCCACGAAGAGAACAAATTCTGAACCTGTTCTTGTCCACATATACTAGATCAAAATCGTTCAACGACCAGATGTTGGGTGTGTATTTTGGTGGTGTTAACGACCCGGAGCTTGCCCAGGATATTATCGATACCGTTGATGGTAGCAAGGGTATTGATAGATACGTTCGTATTGCGGGAAGGAAGGGTTTGCTTGAGCGTATCGCCAAAGCTCAGTCTCCTCTCGGAGCGATTGTAGACTTTTCCCTGCGTCAAACAGCAAAAGCCAGCAAGGATGTCCCTCTTGATATTAAGGAAAACTTGCTAAGAGATGTCTCTTTTGATGGAGGAACGTTTCGCGATAGAATCAATAACACGCTTGGTATTCTTAAGGCTATTCGTACTGGTCGTGGAATACGCGAGTACGATATTAACGATATCATGAATGCTTCAACGGATCCGACTGTTACCAATGGTCCGGAAGGTCAAAGGCTAGCTGGTTTTGCCCAGGACATGGGCATCAATGATGCAATAGAGATTCAAACTGAAAAAGAGTGGGGTGGTCTTGGCAGGGAGATGATGCAAGCTCGTGCCAGACAGGGTATGCGTAGTATGCGTGCCAGTGACTTCGCTCGTATTGCCGCTGGCGTAGAATCATTGAATGTTAAGACTGCTCGTGGGCATAAACTTTTATATCAAAAGATGCTTGGCGCTACTGCAGAGTGGGTCGGGCAAATGTATGAGCTTGGCGACAAGTATAGAACAACTGATATCTGGGATTACGATGAGGAAGATCGCGCTACGCTCGAAGAGGGTACTGCAGCAGAACAGATTATAGCCCAACGCCAGAAAGAAGGACAGTTTGGCATGCACGTTGGAAAGGGGCGTGCTATAACTGCAAATATTGCAGGAACAGAGATTCGCTTTATCCCCGATTTTCTTAAACTCGAGAAGGGTAGATTAACTATTACCGAGGCCAAGCATGGTGGAAAAGAAACACTTGCATCTGGTGAATGGCAGGCCGCTATCAATAAGTATGGAATTATCGAGGCCTATAAAGAGAATCCAAATAAATTAAGAGCGACTCTAGAGGACTACAAAAAGCAATACGACGAAGCCCGTGGCACTCCTGAGGGTAAGGGCACACCTGTTCTTGCGCATGATTGGGTAGAGGGAGTCATGAACGCCATCGGCAAGGGCAATGTAGATGCTCATATGCTTCAGATTGGCAAGACTTTTAGTGCCACTCATCTCTTTAATGTTCTTATTGGTAAGGGCTCTGTAGACAAAATGGTTAAGGATGTTGTCGAGGAAATCAAGTCGCAGATGCCAGAGAATATTATGGATCTCAAGAAGCTTAGCGAGGGAGAGATTTTACGTACAACCGATGCGTATAAGCGCGGAACTCTAAAGACTATATCTGAGTTCAGGCTTCCTAAGGGCATTGTTGAATCCGTGACCCGTCTATTCTCTTTCGCTAAATTTAGCACTCCAGGTCAACCAGTTCCGAAATGGGTTCAGGATATTTTAGATGAAAATCGCAAGAATGTTGATATGTTGTCTGGTAGTTCGCCTGTGGTCGAGGATAAGGATCGTATAGTAAATACTAGGGGTGAGGTTATTACCGATCTTAAGGTGAACGCTCTCGCTCCCGGAAAGGGATCACAGCAAGCAAATAATGAGGTAGAGCCGCTTACGGACGAGGAGTCGGCCTTTATTACAAATGCGCTTAAGGCTGATGCTGGTATACAAAGTAACAATATTGAAAGTATCACTCGTGATCTAAGAAATCCGATTAAGCCGATCACCAGTTCCGAAGAATACGAGAAAGCAAAAATAAAGCAGGGCACAGCCCTTCGATATGAATCGAGATGGTGGGGCGAAGCCGCGGCAAGTAAGTTTGAGCCAGGGCAACAAGGTCGTGAATCAATTGAGCAAAAAGCAAAGCGCGCACAAAAAGGTGCCGCGAATATCGGAGAGAGAATTTCGGAATGGGAAGCTCGAACCTCTACCCCCAGTCGTATATCTGCGCCTACCCCCCAAGAACTAGAAACCAGTCTCTCAACACACGAAGGAAAAATAGCCTATCTGCAATCACAAGTTGAGGGTGGAACTGATCCCGATGTGGCCATCGAGGGCCTAAGAAGAAACTTTGGTCACAATCCAAGTATTGTCGGCAAAGGTGGAAAGATTGGTTTATCACAGGCAGAGCACGACGAGCTTGCTACCCATCTCCCGAAAACTGAGGGTGAAAAAAGCCAGCAAATTTCATTATCCACTAGGGGTATCACTGGATCTGATGTAGCCAGTGAGACGGAGACGAATAACAATCTCTTTGAAGAAGATCTTAAGAAGAATGCTATTACCCTCGCCAATAAAAGCGGTGAGGAAGGTGAGAGTGAGGAGGGCAATGCGCCTACTCTTCCCGGAACTGGATCTTCTAAGAAAAACGGTCCACCCAATAAGAGCAAGGGCGACGGTGGCTATGGATGGCGCGTTCCTGGACATTTCGAGGCCAAGAGAAAGCTAGTAAGTGAATGGTATAGCGCACAGACCCAATATGAAAAAGTTGCGCCTGGAATTAGTCAGAGTCTATCTGAACTAATAAATAGCGAAGAGGTGCAGCGGGCGCTATCCGATGACGAGAAAACAAATATCGAGGGGATTAGGGCATCCAAAACATCCGAGAGCAGAGAAGCCGCTGCGGTTGCGGGATTAATATCCGGAAAGACCGCGGGGGCAGAACTAGTAAGACAGAGACTTAAGGAGAATCCAGAGTTACTTGCTCGAATCAAAGAAACAGTGAATGCAGTTGGCGTAAAGGAACTTGCTGGCCAACAGAGTCGCGTTGCTCAAGCTAGAGAGAATTTACTTGCTGCTCCAGATAAGGTTGGTTCCGCGCAGCTTAAGGCAATATACTCCGATAGCAAGCAGGACGCTGCGCATGCTGCGCATGGTCTTACTGCCCTGCAAAGCCTATGGGAACAACTCGGTGGTGGTAAGGGCGGAAGTGGAACTGGTGGAGGTGGAACTGGTGGAGGTAAAGAAGCCGTTCCAATGACCGAAGAGCAGATAAAGAACATGACTGGTACAGCCGATAGACTCGCGGAATCATTTAAGAAGGTTGGCGAGAGAATGGACGATACCAGTGCCATTGCTATGAAGGCCACTGAGGTGTGGAAGGATGTTGGCAGAGCAGCCGAACTCAACCAATCCCTTGGCAACACCATAATGGATCTCGAAAATACTCTGGCCAAGACTGGTGGATCGGCTCAGCTTCCTGCGGGATATGGAACCAAACAACTTGGAGAAGTTGCTATATCAGAGGGGAGATCCATGCTTACTGGAACGCCAGAAGAGCAGGCGACTGGTCGTGGATTAATTACTGGAGCCCAGAGATTATTGAAGCAGGGTGGAGCCGCCGAAAAATCAGTTGAGGACTACTACAAGAGCGAACAGGCTGATATTGGTCATGTCGCCCGACGTGCGCTTGGTGGCTTTGGCGTTATGTATTTGCGATCGATGTTTGGTCTTGCTACTGGTGGTTTTGCTCCTGGTATGCAGGAATCGCAAGCTCTAAGATCTCAGTTTTCGGAGGGTGCCGCCAGGGAATCTGGTGTTGGCGAGCGCTATATGACTCCTCAGCAGAGATCCGCGATTATGTCCGGACTCTATGGAACGCCAACGTCACCTTTGGACGTATTTGGGATGGTCACTTCTAAGGGTATAGGAAGAGAAGTTGGTGGTGCCGCTCAAATGGGAATCGGCGCATTCGCTGCTACCCAATGGTTGGGTGATATTACTGGAAAAGAAAGTAAGGCTGGAAAATGGCTGACTGGAGGTGGCGGACTTGGCCTCACGATTGGCGCTCTTGCTGTTGGCGGTATTGCAGATGTCCTAAACCAAGCTGCAGATCCTAGGTCACTTGCGTTTAAGATGGCTCAACAGCAGTCCGGAAGAACTTTTTCTTTAACCGCTCCCCTTGCCGAGGCCGTTGATAAACAGTTTCGGCCAGAAGAATATAAGGCAGAGTACAATATGGCTGCCGCCATGGCGTTCTATTCTGGTGCAAAAAAGGATAATAGTCGCTTCCTAGATTGGGGTTCCTATGTAAAAGAGACTCCAAAGTCTCGTCAGGTCATGGGAGCATTAATGGGCGGGGACCTAACAGTAGAGCAAGCTACAAGACTCGGGATGGGCCCCGTTGGAACAAACGCACCGCTTGCTGATGTTGTTTCTAAGGGCGCTCCTGCATATGCATCCCAAATGGTCGCTCTACACCCAGAGACACAACCAGTTGCAATTGATGTTGCGACATTTATGCTTCAGAATTCCATGAAAGGCCAGGACTACGAAAAACTAGCGCAGCAATGGCAATATGGATTTGCAAGACCCGAAACACTTGCTAGCATGGGTCAGGTATTTGGATATAACCAATTTGCGATGAACCAGGGTGGCGTTATGGGCCAGCAAATGATGAATTTAGCTAATATGCCCATGACTAGCCAGCAGAGCAACGTTGTTCTGCAGGGGCTTCAGTTTGGTCAAGGCCTTGGTAATTTTGGAGCAACCCTAGGATTATCCGCAACCGATCAGGCCGGATGGGTCTCCCAAGCCCAGGAGTGGGCGAAGTATGCAGGAAATATTTCTGGTGATATTTATTCCCAATCCGTTCAGGGATACATGAGTACCCTTGGCACCAAGGGACAGATGCCTGTTTTATCTCCTCCGACCAGAGAGGTCGCAAATCCGGAGTATACTGCATGGGCTGCGGAGCAAATGAAACGAGATAGAGGCGAAAACTATGCATCCGGGAAACCGACCGTAGACGAGATTCTCGATAAGTGGGCAAAAGAAAGAGGAGATCGTGAACTAACCCCTGCAATGGAGAGCCTTAATAGGTGGCAGGCTCAGGGAATGGTCAATCGTGGAGCTACATACGAAGAGCTTAGAATAACTCCTAAGGCTGGAACTTATGAGCCAATTCTAGCAACTCCTGCTCCATCGAAATTTATCACGGAAACAATGACTCCACAGGAAGCTGTTCCATGGGGCTTTGCAAATCAGGTTAATACTATTCTTAATCAAACTTACCAGATGCAAGGTGCTGGTGGTATCGCGGCCCCGCGTCCCGACTATAGAACCACTGTTAATGCTGGACAAACAACAGCCGAAATGGTTAAGATGGCTCAGGCTCAACAGGATGTATATAGCATGGGCCCTGGTCAAACTATCGCCAGACTACGACAATATTGGTCTCAAGAGGGCGTGTCCGCTAGAGAACAGCGAGATTGGTTAAATGAAATTAGACCAACTGTCGGTAAGCAGATATTTTCCCGCGGAAGGGGTGGGGTTCTCGTAGAGCGTCCAGAATACGATTTAAGTAGAGTTACTGGTGGCGCGGGCGCGGCTATGCTACAATATCAGGATCTACGCGGTCAGATAGAACAACAGACCGCTACGTATGGTGGAACTGTTCCATCTGCCCTGCCGTCTTATGGCGGAAATGTGGGTATCGCTCAGCAGTATGTAACTCAGTCCGCTGCCGCCCAAGCCAGTTGGATTCAATCTCAACCAGCCGTAATGAGAAATCCGTCCATGGCCGCAGGCGTTAATAGATATGCCGATCTGATGACTAATGCAACCCCAGGACAATTCAATCTTATGCAGGGGCTAGCACAACTATCCCCCTACGCATTAACGACAGCAGCCGCAAGGGGATATCCGGACTTTATCCAGAACGCCTTTGCAAGTCAAAACCTTGTCACCAATTCTGGCGCCCCTATTAGTATGAATCAGGCGGCCATGGGCAGCACTGTTGGAACCAATTTCGTTGGACCCAATGGGATAGGTGCTGTTAATGGAACTGCGTATGGACAGACATCATTTGCCACATGGAATCAGGGCAGTGCACAAGTTGCCCAATCTATATTTGGTGGATCATGGAATCAAGATTATAGTCAATTCATGCCAGCAGCAGGATCCGGTATTAGCGCAGGCGCCGTTCAGGCTGGATTCGGTCAGGGCTATCAGCTTCCTGGAGGACTAAATGTTGGTGGTATGATGGGTATGAATCTGTACGGGGCACAGCTAAGCTATCAGGCATCTATGGCGTCTGCCGGGAACTCTCTCGCTCAACTAAATCTCGCCTCCGCTTTTACGACTGGTGTTGGTTTACAACAATACGCTGGTACGGTTAACCCTCAGACTGGTTCTCCATTCGGGTTTAATACTGGACCTACTTCATGGAACGTTCCTGGTGCTGGCAGCTTTACATCTACTGGTGGTGGCTTCTGGGGTATGCAAGACGCTCAGATGCAACTTGGATTCGCTCAACAGGAAAGACAATTTGAGTTTCAGCGTCAAGGAATGAATATTCAAAGCAGCCAATTTTATACAAATATGGCTCAGCAGCAACAGCAAGTACAGGCTCAGCGTGGATGGACTCAGCAGGACTGGCAATACAACGCTCAACAGCGTGGACAGGCATGGCAGTGGCAACAGCAGGACTTCCAGGAGGACGTACGCTTCATGACTGGACGCCAGCGAAGACTGGCAGAGCGCCAGATGGGCCGCGCCACTACGGTACACGATCAGGAAGATGCTCAAATAGAGAAACAGAAAGAGAGACAGCAGGAACTCTGGAACATGGAAGACGAGCGATTCCAAACCCAGAAGAACCAGTTCGAGGAAAATAGAGCATTTCAACTAGAGCAACTTGAAAGCGCAGAGGCCTTCTTCGAGGCTAGCAAGAAAATGCAAGAAGAGTCTCAGGCCATGCAACGCGCATTCTGGGTAGAGCAACAGAAACTTCAACGAGAAGCTATTGCTGCACAAGCTGGCTTTGCCAAGCAGCAATTTGAATTGCAGCAGACAATGGCCGCAGTGCAAATCGCTATACTTCTTGCACAAGGCGCATTCGATGACATGAATAAGGACGTCAAAGACAATATTGTCGTGATGCTAAAGAACACTCTACCAGAATCATTTCAATATATGGTTGATGAATTCCTTAAGTCCCTCGAGAACGCTGGAGGCGGCGGTGGTGGGGGTGGTGGCGGAGGAGGAACATATACCTGTAGCGGACAAGGCTCTGGTACTGGGTATCCACACGCTCCACAAACTTTCTCTAGTGAAGAAGCATATAGATCCCATATGCAGAATGTTCATAAGAAAAGTGTACCTACTGCAGCCGGATATAGTGGGTGGTCGTTTGGTCAGACCTTCGTGGCTGGTGAGGGCGCTATGCCGGAGAAGGTTACTGTACAGCCACTTGGACAGGGAACCTATACTAATGATGCATACCGATCTCCATGGAGAGATACTATGACGACCTCTCAGCCAGTTCATAGTCAGGCGCCACAAATGATACATCTTACTGTTATAATGGGAGATGATGAATTGATCGACAAGACTATTATGGCTGTAAATCAAGAGGTTAAATTATGACAGTATATAAATATATAACCCTTAGTAACAGCACTGGTACTCCGGTGAAGAGATATTCTGCTATTGGATTTAGTCCCCCAATGATGAGGGGAGACACTATCGACTTTACTCTTGGTGGAAAACTCGATAAGCAAAATGGACCAATCACAAAGCAGAAGAAGTATACCCTTCGCGTTCCAATAGATACACCATCCGATGCTAATTATGGAACCTACAATGATCTAAAAACCCTCTTTGAGCTAGCCAACTCCAATCTCTCTCCGAGCGATGTTATCCTTTTGTATGATCACTTTGGTACTCCCGCAAGTGTATATTTTGTTGGCGATGCAATGCCAGAACCACTCACCACTCAACTGTCTGGCCCAAATGCATGGTATACTATTAACGTTACATTTCAGGAGATTACTTAATGTCAAGAGATCTTACACAGACACTAGATATAAACAACGACCCTTCTGGCGATCCCAAACTAAGAGAAGCTATTGATATAGATGGCAGTTACGCCATGGTTACAAGGGCAGAGATCTATCCATCTCGAATGTATTTCGAGGGTACGGATCCACGTTACGACAGCGCATATGCTATAGCTGGTGCTGATTCAATAGGCGTTCAGCAAGATGTAATGTGGCAAGAGATTATATACTCCACTGATCTATCGAAACTTGTTACGTTCTTTAGTGATGGCGACCATCTGAATTATTGCCTAGAAGGTAGCACAACTATTATTACGAAAACCGATGACTGTACAGCAAAGCCAGGGGCCATTGGCACGAAAATATTTCTTGCCGATGGAAATGTAGTTACAAGATATACTGTCACATATGGTTCTCCAATAACCCTGGCGTCAGATGGTGGATCCTATACCTATGATACGGGTCTTGAAGTTGTCGCCGTTCATGCCGTAAGTTCAACGCAGGCGGTGGCCATTGTCGACAGTGATGGCGGATTTGCGGCGTACGTTATGGACGGGACATCGCACTCAATGTCTCCAATTCGTTTTATGTTTCCGACATTAAAGCCATACGATAAATCTACCTATAATATGTTTCAGCAGGGCATTGCATCTGGAGCAGCCCTGCTTGGCGATGATATATTCGTCTATATTAGTAATGCCTCTACTGGGATTGTTGAGGGCATGTCGTACAATACCGTTGGTGGAGAATGGAGCGACATTTTCACCGCTGTGCCAACAGACGAACAGGTGTCCCAGTGCTCACTAAAGATAGCCAACGTATATACACATAACGGCACGATATACATGTGCGGTCAGTTTGCGAGAACAGATGTCCTCAGAGCTACCGATATGCCGTATTCCCTACTGCTTTACTCCACGGATGGAAAAACATTTTCTATTGACAGATTTGTTCTGGTCAGCAATATAGGTTATCGCTTTTTGGCTACCGTCGGAAATGATACTCTCTACCTCGCAAACTGCAATCGTATCTGCAAGGATGATGTAACATGGGTGTTTGACGGCGAGACTGGTACAGGTGTTCTTATAACTATACCACAAGACCATATCAAGGGAATACAAGACCAGGATAATGAAAGATGCACTATCTCTCTTACCTCTGGTAGACAAGAGTACTGGGATATCGCTGATGTTAGAGAGGGGGCCAAGATAATACTGTATCTTGGTATGCTAACTGGCGGAACACCAGAGGCTCAGTACATTAAATTTGGCACTTATATTATCGATAATATTGACTACGGTGTTGGGTCCGGGTCTAGAACGCATCAGTTGAATTGTATGTCCTTGTCTATGTGGAGACTCAGTGGATTAAGCATGCCATTCTACGCTGAGATACTTGGCAAGTCTGTTCACTACGATCCACTTCTTCTTGACACCACCACTCTTTCCGGTGCCGGAAACATCTATATGACTCACAACAAGATGTCTATAGACTTCTGGCATCATAAGGAATACTCCACTGGAACCATCCATGGCGGTGCAATCACTGGTCTTAAAATGCTTGTCTCTGGTGGCGTTGATATGTATCAGGCATTGAATAGTAATGCCCCCCATTGCTATGGGTTAATAATGGATAGCGACTTTCAGAGTATATTGTTCTTAGACGAAAACCCATTAATTACCGCTACTACTATTGACGTAGAAATATATGGGTGGTCAAGACCAATCGGCGCGGCAGGAAATGATATTGTTCATCTTCTTGTTATAACAGAGGATGAGGAAGGTAATGAAAAGCGATGGGTATCTACTACTGAAAGTCAGTGGGAGGATACCGAGTCTGTATCCAGCTATGCTCCTATATCTCTTACCTTCCCGGATGGTGCTTGCGGGCCTGCCGGGGAAACAGTATTTACTGTTGGCGAGAAAATCAAAAAGATGGGTCTCATACTTCATTGTGATGAAGATACATGGTTTAATGTCGCTAGAATTGATGTAACTAGTGGCATCGAGGCTCACTACACCTATCTCGATGGCGAGGCTGATTGGGAAATGACCTCCGATGGTGTATTTACTGTGCCAAGCTCTGGTAGACCATTTGTGATGTATAGCCAGTATCCATATAATATGCAGGAGATATCTATCCATGGGTGCTTCGAAAATACAACGGTTCCTGTTGCAGGTCTCGAGAGCTATCCTCTTGCTGCTGGTCTAGCATGCTTTGGTTCGGATCACTCCAACTGTATCGTGGCCAGATATAACCAATCCCCAGCAACGCCAATGGCGGAACTCATAATGATTCGCAATAATGTAGAGACTCTTCTAATCGATGAGCCAGTATCATTTAACCTTGGCGATCTTCAAATAATGAAGCTAGACCATAAGGGCGGGCACTTTGTATATTCTATGTGGAACGCCGACGACAATGTATTCGAGGTCGTTCTTACCTACGATTGGGAAGAGGCCAATGGCTTTATGTTCGTAGACGAAAACGACACCATGAAGTGTGGTATCTATGGTTATATAGCCTCTCCATTTACCAGGATTCTTGGCTATTATAATGGAGAATCCGAGACTGGTACAAATGCGGACGGTATTGGAGTAGATCCCGTATTTGATCTTACTGGCTGGCCCGCCTCTGGTACGTTAAGAATAGGTGTAGACACTCTGTCGTATGGTGGCAAGATAGCTCACCCTACGGATCCACAAGGGCCATATCAATTTAGGCAGGGCGGTATATATGCCGCCGACCAAAATGGCCATGGAGAGTCTGCCTTAGAAACTCGTGGTTTTAACTGGCTGGGAACAGAGGGCGATTATACTGGCAGTCTTATCGCCGTTGATAGTGGCGCTAACTTTGATTGTACTGGTAGTCTATGGCAAATATTCGATACCGATGGTGGTGTTATTGACTGGCTGCCAGGACGCTGCCGCCTTATTTCTGACAATGCCCAGATTGGAGAGATTGCTCACTCGCTTGGTAATAAGGTGTGGCTTGTTGGTGGATTTCACGAAATTCACCAAACAAGTACGTCGACTGTTAGCTCAAAACATAGCGAGGGAGAGTTAGCTACATTCGAGATAGCTGGATCTATTGTGTGTCATTGGTATATGGGTGCTGGCGGGGAGGACGATACTGTTGTCGAAGATATGATTGATAGGGTGTGCAGGCTCTCAGGCGCTACCGCTGTATTTACCGGAGACAATGATATTGGCACTCTAGTCGTTGGCGCCCCTGCGGTTATCTCTCGTGTACCATACGCAGATGGCCTGGATATTAATTTCGATGTAGCAGCTATTGGCGCAACTCCTCTAGATTTTATAGCGGACATTAAAATTACCAATACACACGAGATCGATATCACTGATACAGTAGAACCAGAAGCGTTTAGAACGGCGATCGAAAACGATACTAGTGTCATGGTGCGTATCGAGGATCTTGGCTCTGGAGATTATCAGTTTTCCGTATACAGTTATCCCACCGAATCCTTGATGTATAGCACTATCTACACCACTACCGATGGGGCTCACTCCGTAAGAGTCCTGTTCTTCGGAAACAATATAAGCTTCTATATGGACTCACAATGGATTACAAGTAAGTGTTTCTATGAACTTCAGTACTGCATGAACTCAAGCGATCTTGGATATCTCAACCTTTCCGTAACTGGAGATACTACGCTTACCAATGTTCTTATCAAAGAAATGAGCGATTGGCGTGAGGCTATCTATATCGATCTCGAGACAGATGGAATGAGCGCGCTCAATTCCATCATTCAGCAAAGATGCGTAGAGCAGCACTCTCTATCCGACGGTTCGATTGAATTCTACTACGAAATCACAAGACCAGAAATTCCTGCCGTTCGAGAGCCCAGGTCGCACAGATTCTCGCGCTCTGTTCCAACTGATGGTGCTAGCGATGCCATTATATACAGTGCAATTATAGATGGTGTAAGAACGATGCAGAATCCAGACTTTGCTAGAGAACTTGGATTTGCCACCAAGATGTTTAGGATGCCAGACCTAACGGTTGGCGCTACTCGTGCAACGTATCTTCTATTAAAGAAAATGTATGAGAGTTATAGAAGTCATAATCTTGTAATTCGTCCGGACTTGGAATTAATGGTTGGGGATATTTATCCCGTATCCTATACCGCGTCTGGCGACGGGTATGTCGAGAACCGTCATATCATTGTCGAATCTGTTAACACCAGTCTGAAAATGTCTGGGAATAAAGTCACTAGTGCCCAGAGTATATCTGGAAGGGAAACCGATAATGTCTAGGATTGGCAAGGACATTCGCGTCAATGTAAAGTCTGGCACTCAGCTTCCCGCCATAGTAGTCGATTCATCAAATGGTGTCGCCACTATTCGCCTTAATGGCAATGGCGTTCTAATGCGTAGGCTCAGCGTTATTGGTGGGCCAGTCAAAAGAGGAGATGTCGTAAAGGTAGACTTCACCACCGCAGTTCCAACTGTTGTCGCTGTGAGCCAGAAGGGTCTTACTCTTGAAGATGTTGCCAGATTAATAAAGGGACAACCACCCCCACTGCAGGGATTAACAAAAATAACTATCACTCTATTTTCTGGTGGGTCCGTAAGAGCAATGTATAACCCATCCGTAAGCGGATTAAGCAGCGCTCTAGCAGATGCCAATCCTGGTGATGTAGTTTTTCTTCCAGATGTAGATCTATCTGCGGATTTCGCTGTACCAACGGGAGTTAATCTCGTTGGTGTGAGTAGTAGAGAGAGTGTTATCAGAGGAAATGTGTCATTCGAGCCAGGGTGTCTTCTAGAAAATTTGCGTATTGAAAATCAAAATGGAGAAGACGCTACCGCCGTTACAGCCCTGGTTACTGATCCAAGTACGCTTATGCCAACCCACAAGATAAAGGGATGCGAGCTTTATGGATTCTGCTGCGGAGCGGAGACTGCAATAGGATTGTATACAGCCAGTCTTAGTGCAATTGTTGTTGTAGAAAACTCCACCGTAGTTGGGGATAGCAACTTTGGGGACGGGTATGCCTTCTACAATGAGTATGGCCCCGATGTTAGGATATATCATAGCATGTACTATGGATCTACGTATGATTTCTATGAAGAGGACGCCCCAGTATGACACCATTTAGAGAATACAGTAATGTTCCACTTACTTATACAGGAAGAGTGTGCCCACCAGTTGATATGGTATGGGTAGCTAC